CGCGCCACAAGATCCTCGCGCGCGACTACACCGCCGTCATCGTCGATGGCAGTGGCCGCGATACCCTGGTACTGCCGCAGTTCCCCGTCAACTCGGTCGCCTCCCTGTACATCGACACCTCGCGGGTGTTCGACGTCTCTACCCTCGTAGCAGCAACCGACTACATGATCGACATTGAGGCCGGTCTCATCCGGCTGTATTCTGGCACATTCTCCTCCGGCTACGGCGTGGTCAAGCTCACATACAACGCCGGCTACAACGAAGACCACGAGTACTATACCGCGATTGTCGGCGCATGCAAGGAGCTGGTACATACGCTCAAGACTCGCTGGGCTGGAAGCATCGGAAAGCGCACAGAGACCAATGCCGATGGCATGAGTGTCGGCTATGAAATGGACTTGCCCATGAGCGTAAATGCAGTACTACAGCTGATCAAAAGGCATAACCGATGATCGGCCTTTCAGTAGTTGTCACCGACGGCGTGACCGACAAGCTCGAGCGCTTCGGCCTCGACGCACCCAAGCACCTGGACAGGATCCTCCGCATGGTAGGGGCTCAGTACCGCGCCGAGCTCAAAAAAAAATATCTTTCAGGGCAGATGCTTGGCCGCGACTCCGGGAACCTGG